GACAACGGTGGCGCAGAAGCGATATATGGCTATCTTCTAACACGTGATCTCGCGCACTTTAACCCGAAGGGTATGGCCCCCATGACAGGAGCTAAACAAGACATGATTGAACTGACGCACACCACACTAGATCTCTGGGTTCAGCAGTTAATAAGTGACCCAGAGTCAGTGCTGGTCGCAGGGCATAGCGAAGTTGATGGTATGGTCGCCACCGCAAAAGAGCTCTTGTGGTTATATAAGGAAGGTCATGTGCGGCTGTGCGACTTAGATAGAGCTGAAGTAAATGGAATGAATAGAGCATTAAAGAATGCTCGGGTTGAACTCGCTAACAATGGGAATAAGATTAAGGTGGCTGGCTACCCGGCTCGTTATTTCATTATCCGGCCCACGCCACCGAATGTCCTTAACTGGACCGCTCTAGCGAACGATAGGGTCTTTTGGCAACGATTAGTAGCCAGCGAGCAAGGAAATAGTAGCCAGAGCGATGGTGCTGGCTACCCCGATAAGAATACGAAGTATTAGGCCAGCCGTGGCCTGACGCTATTCAGGTAGCCAGAGTAGCCAGAGTAGCCAGGAATATACTATCCCCATACACACGCACATAGATTCTAATATGATATACTGCCCCGTTATGTCGGCTGGCTACTCTGGCTACTTGGCTACCTAGGTCATTCTGTCCCCTGTAAGGGAATCTACACGACCAAACACAGAAGCGGAAGCGCCTCGCTCCCCATCCGATCGGGGGAACCGATTTCCCGCATGTCAAAAATCGCTTAGGAGTCTGCGATATCCACGATTTCGTTGATTTCAAGGAGAAGCGAAGTCAAAATCTGGGGATTTCTGTATTTACATAATAAAAATTATGTAAAATTAACATAATGCCCGTATTATGTAAAATTTACATAATATGGCTGGTTTTACATAATTTATTATGTAAAATGGCACACTTGTTGCCACGGCAAAAACCATGCCATTTTACATAATAATTATTTTGCGTATTATGTAAAAACGGCCACACTTGGCTTACCAAAGTTATATAATAGCCCCACGCTGTACTAATGCAGCGCAACTAGCTAAAGGTAAAGTAACATGGCTAAAACAGCAGTAATAGCGGTTAACCCTAAGTTTAAGGGTAATTACCGTGGCGCACGTGCCGCGTGGCAAGGCACAATGGCCGGGTTTGTTGGTAAGCCCGTTGCCGCATTTGCGGCCCATGTAACGGCTAACCCGCCCAGTATGCCCACTAAAGGCAAGCTGGCAGGCAAGCCAGAACCGGTAGCCGGGTGGGTTAGCTTTTTAACCCAGCCCAGCACCAAAAACGGCCAAACCCCTGCGTTTATACTAAAGTAGGGTAAAGCAAAGTAACCCCGGCTTACCTTAATGGGCCGGGGTTATTTTACATAAGATAATTTAACATAATATAGCGATATCTATTTAACATAATAACAAGATATCTATTTAACATAATGCGGGCTGCATTATGTAAAACGATTACATTATGTTAAACGATTACATTATGTTAAATGACCTGGGTTATGTTAAATGACGATATATTATGTAACACCCCCCGATGACTTACCCCAACATCTACCCATACATCTACTCCTGCCACAGCCAGAAAATGACTATGTGAGCTCCTCACGGAGGGCTTGCAATTCGGTACCCAGAGGGCGTATAATTCTGACCTATGAGTAAAGAACAAACGGTTCAACAGTTCATTCCTGCTGAAGATTACAAGGACACCGAGCAGGAAGAGACCCAGCGCGTCTACGAGGATCCTAAGCCTTACAGTGACGTTGCTGAAGACTGCAAGGAGTTGACCAAGCTTGCGACCAGTGGTAATGGTGTCAGTAGGATATCCGTACCGCGCGAGCTGCAAAGAAAAAGAGTAGTCAACGCCTTCCAGGATGCCTTTGAGCTTATAGGCGGCGTCCCCCGTCTGGCACACTGGGCTGACCAATCTCCGTCGGCCTTTTATAAGCTCTACGCACGGTTACTCCCCACAACCGCTCAACAGCAGCTTGAGCATAGTGGGGAGATAATCGTTAAACATGTCTTACCGAGGGGTCCCCTCGATGAGCAAGAGTAATGCCTGCTAAGACAGAGAAACAGAGGCGAGCGATGGCCGCAGCAGCCTCAGGAAATTCAACGCTGGGCATCCCAGCTAGTGTCGGGAGAGAGTTCATGGGATACGGAAACAAGCCAAAGAAATCAACGGGTGGAACGGTCAGCGGGGCTGTCGGTTCTAACACAGAGTACCGGCACGACAAGGTTAAGAAAAAGCGCAACCCGACTACTCGTGGGGCCAAGCAGAAAGCTCTTACCAAAGGTCTCCGTCGCAACGGAGATATGAGGTACTGACATGGCAGAAGAAGAGGAAAAAGGTTGGTTCGCAGAAATTATATCTGCCTTCGGGGACGATGGGGATGAGGCGAGCCCGAGAGAGCGGGAAATGGTCGTTGCCCCGATTCCTAAGCCTCCAGTATTTACGCAGGGAGAAGATGAATCCAATATGGATTTCGCGTTGCGTAAGAAAAGGGAGAAACGAGCTTACGACAAACTCCTGCGGGATATGGAGGCCTCCCCCGAGAATTACATGGTTCCAGCAGCGGCGGCTGAGGCTGAGGCTACTGAGGAGATCTCCCGGTATAATCGTAAGCAACAGTTGGACTTGCTGGAGAAGGAACAAGGTTCACAGTAATGGCGGATGCGTTCCAAAAAGGGCTCCCGTTAGATAATGTCTACGTCATAAAGACAGCAGATGATTTGCCCCAGGAACTGAGCCAGTGGACGCTCTATCATTTACTGTACGATCCTGGCGCTGGAGTCGGGCTTTATTATTCTCCTGATGGCCTTGCTCTTACGAGGTTAGCTTCAGGTGGAGGTGGCGGAGGGGTTACCTCTTTTGAAGGTAGGGTGGGAATAGTCACAGCGATTGCTGCGGACTATGCGGGGTTCTACGTAGACTCCTTTAATGGGCGCACAGGAGCTGTTGTTCCACTAGTTGCTGACTACGCTGGGTTCTATATGGATTCTTTTAATAGTAGGACAGGAGCAGTTCTTCCAATCATCGATGACTACGAGGCTTTCTTTCTACAATTAGCTGCTCCATTGGGGCCTCCTCTTTTTGGTGCTCAAAGTGTTGCAACAGAGGTGACATTTACTGAGCAATGTGAGTTTACTAGTGGTGACGGACTTAAACTTGGGCCGAGTTGTGAGTTAGAATTACGGAATGCCGCGGATGATACTACATTCTTTATACAGCATACGAATTTCTTTTGTAACTGGGGACTGGCTGGTGTCAACTTCCAAGATATATTCTTTGATTTCACCAATAGCTTTACTCATTTCCGGTTTGGTGCTCCACTTTTCTTACGAGAGTTATCAGCAGGAGTAAGTAACCCCTCTACTTATGGTCAACTTTGGGTTAAAGATGATGACCCAAACAAATTAAGATACACTGACGGTAATGGCGACGAATGGACTGTTGATCTTACCCCAGTATAGGAGAAAATAATGGCCCGCAAGACCCCGAAAGAGAAAAAAGTTAAGAATGGCAAGATTGAGGTCACTGGGGAGCCAGAAGTATTTGATAGATTCTTTGCAGAAAAGCGTCGAGACAAACTTCAGGACCGGTTGGTACGAATTACGGCGCAGAAGGCAGAATTTGAGGATGAAATCCTTAATGTGACAGATGATATCGCTAGTTGGGATGCGGTAATCGCACAACTGCCATGAGTAAACAGATTGAGGTATATTATGAACCACGGCCAGCCTTCTTGCCCTTCCACGCACGTCAAGAACGATGGGCGTGTATCGTCTTTCACAGACGAGGAGGAAAGACGGTTGGTTGCATCAATGATATACACACACGAGCGCTCTATACTGCTAAAAAGAATGCGAGGTACGCTTACATCGCACCGTTCTACCGACAGGCTAAGGACGTTGCGTGGATGTACCTTAAAGATGCCACACAAGATTCGGCGGTCAAGGTAAAAGAAAGTGAGTTGTCAGTTGAATTGTTCAATGGGGCCAAGATCACCTTGTATGGTGCAGACAACCCCGACGCGCTACGTGGCCTCTACCTTGATGGGGTTATCCTGGATGAGTTCGGTGACTGCCGACCGAGCCTGTGGGGGGAGGTTGTGCTCCCCACGCTTGCTGATAGAAAAGGATGGGCTGTCTTTATTGGGACTCCGAAAGGCAAGAATCATTTTTGGCAAGTGCGAGAGAGGGCAAAGAAAGAAAAGAATTGGTTCTACCTTGAAGTTAAGGCCAGCGATCCGGGGTGTGTCCTCCCCGAGGAAGAGCTTGCTGAAATGCGAGCCCAGATGTCCGAGGCACAGTATGAACAGGAGCTTGAGTGCTCCTTTGAGGCAGCAGTACTAGGAACATACTATGCTAAACAGATATCGCTTATGGAGTCTGGCCGCATTGATGGCAAAGCGGGAGAACCTCAAATTGGAATTTACAAGCACGATATCGACTTTCCAGTTTCAGTTGCTCAAGACATCGGGTACAGTGATTCAAATGCAATTTGGTTCTGGCAACACAGACCCGACGGTATTGCGGTTATTGACTATGAAGAGCATCACGGAGAGGCCCTGCCCTTCTACTTTGAACTTTTAAGGAATAAACCATATGACTACGAAACTATCTGGTTACCTCACGACGCTAAGGCAAAAAGTCTTCAAACTGGCCGCACCACTGTTGAACAGTACCTTGCTCAAGAAGATGACGACGGAAACGGAGAGTTCCCGATTCGTATTGCTCCTCGTGTTGACGTACAGCACGGTATTGACGCTGTTCGCTTTATACTGCCTCATTGTTACATAGACCAAGCGAACTGTGGTGAAGGAATTGAGGCATTACGAGCATATAGGAGGCGCTACGATGAGATAACTAAAGCCTTCAGCGCCAAACCACTCCATGATTGGAGTTCAAATGGGGCTGATGCCTTTAGATATTTTGCTCTAGTAGCTAAAGAGAAGATTGAAACCCGTTCTGTACATCAAATTGTGCAAGATACTATCTACAAACCTCCGGGAATTACTCTGGAGGCCCTATTTCAGGACCGGGCAATGCGAAAACCCCGATTTAATAGGCAACGAGTATGACTACTAATGAACAGCAAGCCCCGCTAGGGACTGGAATATCCTCAATTAAAACCAGCAGGGAGTTTAAGAACACTCCGACGGGTTGGTACAAGAGGTGGGACGCTGAAATGGTCGCTGCCAACAAGCGAATTCGCAAATGGCATAAGCAAGGCGACAAAATACAGGCTCGTTATGCCGATCGAAGAGGTATGCAGGGGAGCCGAGGGTACGCTACAGACGAGGTTGGGGCCGGTGGAAATATGTTTCGGGTCAACCTTTTCAATGCAAATGTCAACACCCAACGCTCAATGCTCTATGGTTCCACGCCAAAAGTTGATGTTACCCGACGATTTGCAGATGCAGATGACGACGCGGCGCGGGTGGGTTCACTTATCCTCAATCGTTTACTGAACACTAGTATTGAGGCTAGTGGTGACGATTACAAATCGTGCCTTCAGTATAGCTTAGATGACCGTCTCCTCCCCGGCCTCGGCATTGCGCGTGTCCGCTATGAAGTGGATATGAAGAAAATAGAGCACGAGGAGATTATTGGGGATGATAACGTGGTGCAGGCCGAGGCTTACACTGAGGAGATAATTGAAAATGAGTCCGCCCCGGTTGACTACGTGCATTGGGATGATTTCCGGTGGGGATGGGCGCGTACATGGAGTGAAGTACCGTGGATCTCCTTCCGTTCGTTCCTGACTAAAGATCAGGCTACAGTAAGATTTGGTGCAGAGTTCGCTAAGCAGCTTCAATATAAGAATAAGAGTATTGGGGAACTAGTTGAAAAACGCCTAACTTCTGAAGAAACAGCAGATGCGTGGGACAGGGCCGAAGTATGGGAGATATGGGATAAGAAAACTAAGTGTGTCTTCTGGTGGTCCAAAGGATTTGAGCGCATCCTGGATAAAAAGAAAGACCCTCTGAAATTATACGGGTTCTGGCCTGTGCCAGAGCCTATGCTCGCTAACTGCGTCTCGAATCTGCTCTTGCCGCAGCCGGACTTTGCCATCGCCCAGGATCTCTACAATGAAATTGACGAATTGGAGACACGGATTGGCATCATAACGACTGCGGTGAGGGTAGTTGGAGTTTACGACGAAGCCAACGATGGCGTCAAGCGTATGCTGGAGGAGGGCTTTGAGAATGACTTGATTCCAATGAAGAATTGGGCGCAATTCGCTGAAAAGGGCGGTATGGACGGGCAGGTTGATTGGCTCCCCATTCAGGATATCGTACAAGCCCTTGAAAAACTGGTTCAGCAGCGCTCCGATGCAATGGCCCTCCTGTATGAGGTCACAGGGATGTCCGATATTATCCGTGGAGCATCAGGACCAGCTAGAGAATCAGCTACTGCTGCTGAGGGTAAGAAAACCTTCGCTTCTATACGCATACAGGCTCTACAAGAGGACTTCGCACGGTTTGCCAGTGATCTTATGACACTGAAAGCTGAGATTATCTGTAAGCATTTTGAACCTAAAACTATCTTAAAGGACTCTAATATACAGCGCACACCTGATGGACAGGATCAGGAATTAGTTCAGTCAGCTATGGCACTTTTGAAGGAGCCAGAAGAGGCTGCATGGCGCATTGAGGTCCGACCAGAGTCAGTGGCTATGGTGGATTATGATAAGATGCGACAGGAGAGGGGTGAATTTATTACTTCTGTTTCTACTTTTATGCAATCAGCCGCACCTCTGGTACAGATGGATCCCAATGCTACTCCCACACTTGTTGAGCTACTCAAATGGGCAGTCGCAGGGTTCAAGGGTAGCCGTGAGATTGAGGGTACACTTGACAGGGCTATTGAGGCTATGCAGAAAGCTCAAGAACAGGAGCAAGCACAGCCAGATGATGAGCCTAGTGAGGCTGAACTGGAGATGCAGCGGTCCCAGCAGGAGCACCAGCAGGATATGGAGCTTCAAGCTTCCAAGCATCAGCAGTCCATGCAAGAGCTACAGGCCAAGCATCAGGCAGATATGCGGGAAGCGCAGGCAGAATTCCGACAAGAAATGAAGAAGATACAGGCCGAAATGCTGGCGGCGATACAAGAGGAGATAGCTCAGTCGCAGGCAGCAATGGTGCAGGACGATCGCGAGACAGAGAATACCCTGAAAATAAAGAAGACACCGCAAGCACCGACTCCAGGATCATCCAATGGGGCGTAGGACATGGCGGTGGATTCACGGCGTTAAGACAGAGGTTACTCCGTCTAATAACCCCCTCGGGGATGACTTGCGGTTTGAGTCGCCTTTCGTTAGCCCTGTTGATGGTACTTTAATTCGTAGTAAGCAGGATTTGCACGACCATAACCGTCGGAATAATGTTGAACAAACATCTGACGGACACATGCAGGACTGGCAGAGCAAAGCAAAGGAGCGTGAAAACTTCTTGGGTGGCAGGACTGGAAAAGAAGAACGAGTAGAGGCTATAAGAGAGACCCTCTATAAATTAGGAGAAAGACCATGACCGGTGATACAATGCGTGAGGCTATGGAGGCTGCATTTGATGAGGCTAACAATGAAGAAGAGCAAGAAGAAGCAGGGGGATCCCCACCGGAGCCCGAGGAGTCCGTGGGGGTTGCCGAAACCGGCGAAGAAGCCGAAGCCGAAGCAGTTGTCGAAGACGAACTCGGACCAGTTGTTGAACCAGAAGGTGAGGGAGCGGAACCGCTTCCTGTTGAAGCCGCTCCCGAAGGGGATGCTCAGCCTCTTGGAGGAGATACGACAGCGCCCGTTTCCTGGACTCCGGCAGCGCGGGAGCATTGGGCAGGGATCCCTTCAGAAGCCCAAGCTGAGATCGTTAAACGGGAACAAGATATTGCACGAGGACTTCAGCAGGCTTCCGGGCATAAACGAGTCGCTGATGAATACTACAAGACGGTAGCTCCGTTTCAGCAGTATATTCAGGCGGCTAATTCAACTCCGGCTCAGGCCATTACTGAGCTTATGACAACTGCCGCGCAGTTGACGATGGGCTCCCCCACTAAGAAAGCAGAGGTAGTCAAAAATATCATTGCTGAGTATGGGGTTGACATCACTATGCTGGATACTATGTTGGCTGGTGAACCAGTAGCAGAGGATCCTAATGCTCCATTACTCGCTTCTATTGATGAGCGTTTAGCGCCGATCAATGATTTTATGGGGACAGTACAGCAAGGACGCCAGGAGCAGGCTCAGGAAGTAAATCAAGATGCAGCTACTGAGCTAGGGACTTTCCAGCAGAACCATTCTGAGTTCTACGAAGATTTACGAGAGGATATGGCCGATCTTATGGAAATGGCTACTAATCGGGGGCGTGAGATGAGTTTAGAACAGGCATATGAACATGCAGCTAACGCTCACCCTGAAATTGGGCCTATCCTAAAACAACGAGCAGCGGCTGAGGCTGGCAAGTTAGACCCAGCGACAGCAGCAGCGAAGAGGGCCGCAGCATCTAGTATTCGTGGATCGGCAAATAGCGGAGGAGAATTGCAGGCTGATCCGGGCGATATGAGAGCTACAATGACTGAATTGTGGGATGATGCAGCAGGTGATGTAGGTCACGGATAGCTTGCATTTCACACCTTGTATATGTTACCCTAGCTGGGAACTAGGAACTCCCAGCCTCAGCGCAGATTCCCCAAGTTGGCAGAAAATATTCTTTTCACATCAAGCCATGGAGGAATCATAAATGGCATTCCCAAATGTTAGCGATATTATTGCTACTACGATTGAGAGTCGTACGCGCAAGATTGCTGACAACGTAACCGCGAACAACGCCCTGCTGAGTAAGCTCAGTATGAAGGGCAAGATCAAGCCGGCTTCCGGCGGTACAAAGATCTTGCAGGAGCTCAGTTTTGCTGAGAACTCCAATCAGGGCTGGTACAGTGGCTACGACCTTCTGCCTGTGGGTGTCTCGGACGTACTCAGTGCTGCTGAGTACGATTGGAAACAGGCAGCGGTCCCCGTTGTCATCTCGGGCCTGGAGATGTTGCAAAACTCCGGCCGGGAGCGCATGATTGACCTTATGGAAGGTCGGTTAGGCGTAGCAGAATCAACCATTGCAAATCTCATCAGTGACGGTCTGTATTCAGACGGTACTGGCTCAGCGGGCAAGGAAATAACCGGCCTTGACGCAGCAGTACCGGTTGACCCTACAACCGGAACTTACGGCGGCATTGACCGCGCTACATGGACCTTCTGGCGCTCGCAAGTGCAGACGGTCACCATCACAGCGGCAAACGTCCAAACCACAATGAACACCCTCTGGTCATCCCAGGTCCGTGGATCAGATCGTCCAGACTTACTCCTGATGGATAACCTCTTCTGGGGAATCTATGTTGCCAGCCTTCAAGCACAACAGCGATTCAACTCCCCCGATGTAGGCAACCTCGGGTTCCCTACCCTGAAGTTCATGGACGCTGATGTAGTCCTGGACGGCGGAATTGGCGGTTTCGTACCGGCAAGCACGATGTTCTCGCTTAACTGCGATTATATCTTCTACCGCCCACACAGCGACCGGAACATGGTCCCGCTCTCCCCGAACCGTCGGTACAGCACGAACCAAGACGCAGAAGTGCAGATCTTGGCATGGGCTGGCAACCTGACGACCAGTGGCGCTCGGTATCAGGGTCGTATCAACGGCGCGTAAGGGCTAACGCTTCAGTCGGGGCTTCGGCCCCGGCCTTTTTCAGGAGATTGAAGTATGAATCGCCCACTTTCAGACATTGTTGTTCCTGCAAACCCCAATGTGGAGGGAGTAGGCTCTGGTATGGAAGGTGGAAGTTGTCAGGTCCCCATTGGTTATGCGACTAACGTCCCAGATCCAAAGGTCACTGATTTTCCACAGATCACTGTTGATCCCATCCAGATGCAATACCTCGGTTGGGGTGGCGACAGTGTTGAGCCGGGTCAGGAAACTGCCGATATTGTTGATGCCTTCTTGGTGGATTATGAAGGTGCTGACTTTAACGACACTCCTGTCGTCTTTACGGTAGCGGATCAAATCGCAGCCCCAGGAGCAGTATTTGATACTGTTTCAGGCGCGATCAATGATTCGGAGTTTACCGTACAAGTCGGCGAATGGCTCACTGGCGCTGTTCCAGTATAAGGAGTTGGGAGGGGATGGTTTCCCCTCCCCATTCTTATGCCGCATATCAACGGTACGCTAGTCAATGACTTTGGCGAGGTTCAGAATAACCTCGTTGCTGCGACTTTCAATCCACTTCCGACTAATGTTAACATCAATGGAACTTTACACGATGTTGATGGGCGTATGTACACGACCACTGACCCGAACCAAGGTTCCACTGATGTGCTCATTAACGGCATAAGACACACCAATTCTGGTATTAGATATCTTGATCAGGTTGGTCCTTTTATATCATGGCCTGAAGGCTTTAGCGTCACAGTTGATGGGCGTCAAAGTGCTGTTTCGGGCCCACAAGTGAATGTTATTCGTGGAATTGCTGTCACAGGTGGGGGAGGTATGTCAGTTGAGAATCTTCCTGGTGGTCCTGGTGTGAGTAATTGGCAATTAGAAGGATCAACTGACTCTTGGGCCACTGAAAGTGGCGGAGTTTGGTTAACGGAGGCTCCATAGTTATGGCCGATCTTAAAATTTCAGCAGCGACCCCTAATCCAGCTCCAGCGGGGACCGATAATTTTGCAACGGACAAATCCGGAGCTGATTTCAGAACCTCGCTAGCTCAGGTCAATGCTTTCATTCTTGCTAGTGCAGGCGATGTATTCAAGGTTGGTACTCCTGCTAATACCGAAGTAGGTGTATGGACTGGCGATGGCACGATTAAAGGTGACCCTAACCTTGAATGGAACGGTGCTACCTTACTCAATGCAGCCGGGGGTGGCGAGATCGGTGGTTCACTCGCAGCAGCAGGCCGAGTTGTAAACGGAACAGCAAGTTCTACATTTGCTACCTTGAGGCCTCGTGCAACTGACACCAACACAGGAATTGGTTCATCTGCTTTGGATGTGATGAACTTTATTACTGGAGGTGTAAATAGAGCTTTCGTTAATGCTAGTGGATTTAGCGTAGCCACTGGACAACTATTCCTCCCCGGCTATTCGTTCCCCAGTGCTGATGGTTCAGCAGATCAAATTCTGAGCACTGACGGCGCAGGTGTCTTATCCTTTAAGGACCAAGCCCCCGGAGGCGGGTTGCTCAGCGTTAAGTATCTATTTGATACAGCGACGGCTGCGGCTGATCCTGGCCCCGGAAATATCCGGTTTAACAATGCGACTCCTTCACTTGTCACAGCTATATACATTGATGCTATTGATGAGAATGCTTTGGATGTTTCTAATATCCTTAACCTCATTACTACGAATGATCGGCTGTATATCCAAAGTAAGGAGGATGCAACTGATTTTCTAGTATTCAATGTAACTGCGCCCATCACGGACAATACGGGCTGGTTCACTATCACTGGTACGGTTGAAGCGAGTGGGAATCTCCCAACTAACGGGGAAGAGCAGCTAGTTGTTCTGCAAATTGGTGGAGCAGCAAGTGGCGGAGGTGACGTATTCAAGGTAGGTACTCCAGTCAATGATCAACTTCCTGTATGGACAGGGGATGGTACGATTGAAGGTAGTGCAAACTTCAATGTGATTGGGGCGTCCCTAGAGGCGGTCAACGCCAATGGTCCTGCTCTTAAGAATGTAGCAGTATCGTTTTCTGTTCCAACTGTGCTAGTTGATAGAGCTGATGCCAATACTGGTCTTGGTGGTAGCCCCGGCGATACGAATTTACTTTCGCTAATTGTAAACGGAAATGAAGCTGGACGAGGATCGCATATCAGTGGTGTTCCGCAGTTTTCAGTTGGGGATGGTACAGTAACTAGACCGGGATTAAGTTTCATAAGTGATACTCTTAGCGGACTAGCGAGGCTAGCTAGTAGTGAAGTTTCCATAGTTGCTGCTTCAACAGAAATAGCTAGGTTCGGGGCGCTAGGTATGGATACTCGCGGCCTTAACATTTTCAATGGGGACACCACTACCCTCCCCCTCAGTATCACGGCTGGTTCTGACGGGACGGGAATTGGTGGTACTCTTACATTACGCGCAGGCGCGAGTGGTGCTAGTGGAGCGAAAGGCGGTAGTGTCTTAATTGAAGCAACCAACGGAGCTGGAGGTGGCGCGGAAGGTGGCGATGTTACCCTCAATTGCGGCAATGCGAGTGGCTCAGGTGACGATGGTGGTGATTTCCTTGCGATGGCTGGTGCTGGTATCGGCGGCGGTGGCACTGGAGGCAATGCTACTGTAGAAGCAGGTACTCACAATGGTGGAGGTATCGGCGGTATAGCTTCGCTGATAGGTGGCGAGGGGAATAATGGTACTGGCATCGGTGGAGCAGCCAAAGTCATTGGTGGCCTCGGTGGGACTAATGGTGGTGATGGTGCTAATGCAGAAGTCACGGGCGGTGCTGGTGTCAGTGCTGCTTCCGATGGCGACGGTGGTGATGCTGTAATCACAGGTGGTGCAGGAGCAGGCACAGGCGCAGATGGCGAGGTTATACTCGCAGTAGTAGGGGCTACGAATATTGTATTCGATCCTACTTCGGGCCGTTTAGAACAAGGGGCTGAAACCTTCGCATACCTGTCAGAACGTCGCGTAGTAAATGATGCAGCACAGGCTCGCCGCACGACTGTATATGCGCTGACCACAGCATTCGTTGATATTACCATGGACACGACAGACATTGAAACAGATGCTGCCGTGATTGATCACGATCTTGTAACTAACACTGATAACATTATCTTTGGAGAAGCAGGAACTTACGAAATAACGTATGACATGGAGGTCATCTGTACTGCGGTGTCCGGTGATCCGGTCATTGATATGGGCTGTCGTGTTAGGCTAAACGATTTGGGAACTGGCATTGCCGGATCACATGCAAATCCGTACTCATACCGTGATGGGTCAGTTGGTGGTGATGATGGTAATATCCAGAAGCACATCAGTAATACATTCCTTGTTACTGTCGCAGCTACAGACTTTATAACGCTCCAGCTTGACAAGACAGAGATCACTGGGTCAGCAACATTCAATGTTAGTAAGATTTGCATGAAAGCTAGGAGGTTGACATAATGGCAACGACAGTAGTAACAGCACTGGAAGACTGGCGTAAGATTTCTGAGTTGTCAGGTGGAGACCCGAGTCTCATCATGCATGATGGTGTTGATACTTTGGAATGTCCAGATGTTACACAGACTGCTCTGGATGCTGGTCATATCGCATACACGGCAGATCAGGTGAATATTGATGCTGCGACAGCAGCGGCGAAGCTTACTGCAACGAAGGATGCCGCCAAGAGTAACATTGATGTTGAACGAGTTGTGAGGGCGTTGGTTGATCTGCTCCCCAGCGAATTCAATATTCTTCGTACCCTACATTCACTTCCTGACCGTACTCCGGCTCAGGTGAATGCGGCTTTGAAAGCCAATATAGACGCTCAATCATAATAAGGAGAACATAATGCTACAAGAAGCTGATTACGACATCACTGAAGCAGCGATGCTAGGTGCTGAACAGAATGCCCGGTTTGCGGGAGACGACAAATTGTTTGTCGTATTCTTTAACCACCCTCGTAAGGATGATGAGGGTACGCTGGCGGAAGGCCGTCCGATATTCAAGGATGAAGCCTATGTTCGCATCATGGTTCCTGGTGACAAGGATAGCATCATTGTCCGGCCTGCCCGTGATATGGACAAACAACGGTTCGCCAAGCAATTCGCTGCTTTCCAAGCTGGCGAAGGCGAACTGCATGAGGGTACTCCCCTCAAGGCGTGGCCTATGGTCACACGAGCACAGGTGGAGGAGCTCAAGTTTTTTGGCGTCTACACTGTTGAACAACTGGCTGAGCTTGCCGATGTGCATGTTCAGAAGTTCATGGGCGTGGGCGCACTGAAAACTAGAGCGCAGGAATTCATTCAAGCGGCTAAAGAGTCTGCCCCGATGGTACAGCTCAATGCAGCCATTGACCAAAAGGACAGCGAAATTGCTGCACTGAACCAAGCTGTGGAAGATCTCATGGCAAAGGTTGAGTCTTTGGAGAAGCCAGCTAAGAAGCCCAAGCCTAAGAAGGATTAAGTAAATGCCGATCAGTAGGTATATCCCAGCAGCAGATATAATCAATCGTGCAGCAATTGAGTGCGGCCTTGAACCTTCTGCTGATGTATTTGCTGACACCAATCCTTCATTTATCCAGCTTCGTAATTTAATTACGACCTGTGGGCAGGATCTTGTTGAAGCATATCCGTGGGAGATTCTTCGGCGGGAGCACGCTATTGCGACGGTGGTTCCCCCGGATACTGGAGTCTATGACTTACCAACGGACTTTGGCTACATGATCCCACAGACCGGTTGGGAACGTGCAGAAAATGTCCCTCTGGGGGGACCACTGTCACCTCAACAATGGGCTTACCTCTTTGGCCGTGATCTGGTTAGCTTTACGATTTACGCCAGCTTCCGGATCATGGAGAATAAGTTCCAAATATTCCCACAGCCTCCTCCGAATGGGCTTGACATACATTTTGAGTATATCAGTCGGGGATGGGTGGAGGATACTGCTGGGTCTGACACTTATTCTGACACTGTCACTACGAATGATAACCTCGTACTGTTCAAGCCAGTAATGATGGTACAGTATCTGCGGTTTAAGTTCCTGGACGCTAAGGGGTTCAATTCAGCTTCGGCTGCTGCTGCATTTGCGAAAGCATTTGAAGATGCTACAGGCGGAAATAAGAGCGCACCTATGTTGAACGCAGGTGCTCGTGCTGCTGGCATCCACTACCTTGACTTTAGGAACATACCTAATACGAATTACGGCGGACCATAATGTTCGGCATTGCCCCACAAGAGCAGATAACTAAACCGGCGACATTCCCTGCGCCGACTGCTGGGATCAATTCTATATCGAACCTCTATGGTATGGAGCCTCGGGATAGTATCGTAACCATTAACATTGACGCTACGACTGTGGGGTTGAAAGTACGCCCCGGATACCAAGAGTACGCTAATGGATTTATCGGTGGGGGCATCCAAACTATTCTACCCTACACAGGGAGTATGGACGATAGCAGTAACGATAGACTATTCGTGGCTAACAGTGATGGTATTTACGATGTAAGTGCTAGCACGACTACTCCTTCAAAGGTAGTAAATTGGGGGATAAAATCTAGCCCCGCAGGTCGGTGCAGTTTCGCACAGTTTACGAATGATGGTGGCGCACACTTCATGCTGGTGGCTGATGAAGAAAATGGCCTTCAGCTATACACTGAGTCAACTGACACATGGTCGGTTCCTGCTATTGTAGGCCCGACAGGAGGCGCAGCAGATATTGCCTTTGTCATGACTTGGAAAAACAGGATGTGGTACATTGAAAAGAACAGTACAAGTTCCTGGTACAGTGACGTTGGGGTTTTCGGAGGAACTCTCACCGAGTTTAACTTTGGCTCTAGATTCCGTTATGGTGGCATTCTTGCAGTCCTTGCCGATTGGACACTTGACAGCGGTGAAGGTCCAGACGATTACCTTGTTGCGGTCTCGTCTGCGGGGGACGTTATTGTCTACGCTGGCACAGATCCAAGCAGCTCCGCGACCTTCGGAATTATCGGACTCTGGTTCGTTGGAGCAGTCCCTTTCGGACGAAGAATTACTGGTCTTTATGGAGGAGATATGCTCCTCCTTTCCACCTATGGACTTATCAGTATGGGAGCCCTCCTGCAAGGAAAAGACCCCTTCAGCTTAGAGGCTAGTCTGACGTGGAAGATACAGGCATTTATCAACCAAGCGATGACCCGTAGTAGATCTCAATTTGGGTGGGAAATAAGGATTCACCCTAGTATATCGCGGCTGGTTATTTCCTCCCCCAAAGAGGTGAACATACCGCATACTCAGTATGTGTATGACCTTAACCTCAAGGCTTGGTCTATTTGGCATGACGTACCTATTCTCACATCGGAACAGTACCAGTCAGAGTTCTACTTTGGCGCACCTACGATTAATGTGTGGAAGCTCCAAGGTACGCTTGACAATATTGAACTAGCATCGCCGAATCCTATACAAATTGATTGGCAGTTACTCACTAGCTACCAAGATGTGGATACACCTGAGCAATTCAAACGTATGCAATTTCTCAGGCCTATCTTCATAGCACAGTCATTCCCATCGTATACTGTGAAAGCTTTGTATGATTATGATTTATCACAGCTACCTATACCTCCTAATGCTAGTGCCTTCGGCGTCGGTATTTGGGATTCAGGTTTGTGGGATATAGATATCTGGGGCGGCGGGTCTACAGATTTCCAGCCAGCGCGTGGAGCTTGGGGCATAGGTAGGACAATGGCTGTTTCTTTACGAGGTAAGTCACAAGTGGAAACTACATTGATCGCTATTGGATTTATGTGGGACGAAGGTGGTTTACTGTGATGGACTTCCTTCCCATGTCACGCAGGGAAGAGTGGGAGTGGATCCACGCTAGGGCTGAATGTGTTCAGTGTGCAGATACGAAGGGCATTGTCGCCTATAAGAATGGGAAAATTGTGGGGATGGTAGCTTTTGATACATGGGCTCACAATAGTGTCCATATCCACATTGCTTTTGAAGACTTGTTTATATTCAAACATGGCTGGCCTGAGGCCGTCTTTGGGTACGCCTTCAACACTTGTGATAAGGGCGTAATCATAGGCGTTACTCCAGCTTGTAACAAGAAGGCTCTACGTTTTAACGAGCATATTGGTTTCGAAGAAATCTTCAGAGTTAAAGATGGCTTTGAAGTAGGTATTGATTTTGTAGTGACAGAGTACCGTAAAGAGAACTGCAAATACATAAGGAAGGAAGATGGGCAAATCTACACCCGCGCCGCCTGATTACGAGGCAGCGGCTGAACAGACTGCGGCTGGCAATCTTGAAATGCTGGAGATGCAGACTCGGGCTAATCGTCCGGATCAATTTACTCCGTGGGGATCTTCTACATGGGAAGAAGGCGCTGCTGGAGATTGGACCCAGAATATTACCCTCAGCCCTGAACAGCAGCAAGCTCTAGATGATCAGTTAGCACTACAAGCCTCTAGAAGTGGTCTTGCTGGCGGTATGATGGAACGGGTTACCGATGAATTTGGGCAGCCGATGGATTGGACCCAATTTGAAGAAGGTGGTGGCCGGGTTGAAGGTGGCGACTACTATGGTGATAGAGCAGGCGAGGCTATGTATGGCCGAGCTACTTCCCGCCTTGACCCACAGTGGGAACAACGTGCTGAGCAGCAAGAGTCTGCTCTACGAAATCAAGGCTTACGTCCAGGTGACGAAGCTTACGACAATGCTATGCAGACTATGGAGCAACAGCGGACTGATGCTTATCAGCAGGCTGGGTTCCAAGCTGACATGGCAGCGGCTCAAGAAGGTGCTCGTATGCAGGGTATGGATATCGGTGCTGGAGGGTACAATACTCAGCTCCGTCAGCAGCAAATTGCTGAAGCCATGCAGCAACGAGGATTTAGCCTCAACGAGATCAATGCTATACTGCATGGTCAACAGGTAGGAATGCCGAGTATGCCGGGGTTCAATACTGCTGGAGTTGTAGAGGGCGCTGACTATAGTGGTGCAGCTCAGGCTGGCTATGATGCTAGTATGGATCAGTTCAGTGCAGATCAAGCAGGCTGGCAGAGTGTCATGAATGCAGGTGCAGGCATGATGTCATTCAGTGATGTACGTTTGAAGCGTAGTGTTGAGTACGTCGGACGCTGGGCTAATCGTAAGTTCTACAAGTGGACATACATCTGGGGCGAAAAAGGCTTCGGGGTACTGGCACATGAGAATCCAGATATGGTCGTAGCTGCTCCGGCTGGCTACGCGATAGTTGATTACGGGAGATTATGATGGGCATGAACAGAGGCGGTGGTGGTGGAGGCATAGCTCAGGCTATTGGTAGAGGCCAACCTCAAGGAACAGGAGGTTTAGCTGATCGTTTCCAACAGCAAATCGCTGCCAGACGCGCCCCACGAACAGGTGGAGTAGTTGGACCTCAAGTTGACCCTAGAGGGTCTCGTATGCAGGTGATGAATCAACGAGTAGCTGATCGCCGAGCAGAACTAGGGAGAGGAGCTCCTCCTCCGGGTAGAACTGGCGGAGTGGTTGCTCCACAAATGCAGAGGCAACAGATGATGGCTCAGCAATTACGAGGTAGAAGGCCTCCTAACCCAATGGGTAGTCGTATGCCTATGCGGGGAGGCCGCATGGGTCGTGGAGGAGGTAGGTACTGATGGCTAGTTCACAGGCAGCGATGCAAAGGCTCCTCGCTTCAGGTTGGAAGCAGGGCGATCCAATTCCTGATTGGTTCATAGCAGCTGATCCTAGTGCTTCAGTTGGGCCAGCTCCCGGCCCAGCTCAACCCGGTACTATGGACAATCCTCTACAACTTGATACTATGATGGTCCAAGGGGACGCTAGTCCTATGGGGCCTCCTGCTCCCCAAGCTGGCGCAGGGACAGCAGCGAGCACAGGGGTCTTTGCTGGCATGAGTGATGAAGATGCTCAGAAGTATGCTGGCATGGGCGAACTACGGTTGCAGAAGGAACGTGCTGAAGAGCTGAGGGATACAGAAGATGCTGCGGGACGCTACTTAAATCAAGGGCGAACCTTTGTCGCTGCTAACCCTCTTGAGCATCTGTCTGTTGGGCTGCGCCGGATGGAAGGTAAGAAACGCTCTAGGGCTATTGGTGAAAAACAGACAGAAGGGCGTAGGAGTATCATTGATCTTTTACGCAACAAGAAAGATCTAACTAAAGAAGACCTAGAAGATATAGGATACGGAAATGCCTAACCCTATTGAACTAATGCTTACGGAAGATCGGGACCCTACTATGCAGAGGGCTCTGGCACAAGGTCTACGGCGTCAGTCAGAAATAGGTACACTTGCTCAACTAACGGGGGATGTAGTCCTCCAGCCGTTTGGTCAAGGACTTAGTGCTCGTACTGATCGTAGGGTGCTGACTGAGGCAGCGAACTTACAAAAGAAACAACAACGTCAGTTAACGAAAGACTACTACGACCAAATGGCGGAAACTAATCGGCTTACGATGGCTATGAATAAGCGTAAGCAGAGTGAAGTTGAGCGCCACCACCTTGAAATGGAAAGGATCGCAGCTTTACGAGCTGAGACAGCTCTAACTGGCGCAGGGTTCAAAGCCCCTAGTGTTTCTGCGCAGAAAATGACACAAGAAGCTAAAGAATCCTACGACGGTATAGCTAGAGTACTCAAAGCTTATAAGCCTGAGTATGCTACGCAATGGGGAGCCGTTGGTGAGGGGACTATTACAAACTTCCTTGGCAAGAAAGTTGGAAGCCAAGGGATGAAGGATCAGGCTAGGTGGTGGGCTGATTACGATCTCCTGTACACGCTAGGTCGCAGGAACCAACTGTTCGGTTCAGCGTTGACAGACTCTGAAATTAGAGCTTGGGAGGGTGCTAACATCAGCCCCAACTCCCCGCCTGATGTTATTGAGCGAGGCTTGAGGACGTTGTCTGAAATTGCTTCCAAGAAATTGGAAGAGCAGTATAAGAATGATGCTCCCCTCTATAAACCTGAGTGGGTTGAAAGTATGTATTCAGGTATTGCTCCAATGCCTACGTTTGGGGCTGATAAGATAGAGGTAGAGGCAGAAGATTATGAAAGTAGCCTCTTGGAACCACAAGTGAACCCCGCGACTGGCAACACGATTCAGGATTGGTGATGCTATGCCTATAGATGTCCGACTACCTAACGGAAACGTTCTAAAGAATGTGCCCGACGATGTGGCTGATAAGAAGCACATGGTCGCAATGGAAGCTATCAAACGGGGCATGGCAACTAACGAAGACTTTGGTTATGAAACTGCTAAGGATTACCAAGGTGAATTCGGTGCTGCTGGGGAAACTAAGGGTGGACGATTCCTAGAAGGTATGGGTCGGGGCTTTGTCAATACAGGTCGTCAGGTTGGGAATATGTTCAACCTAATAAGCGACGAGGAAATGGCCGAAGCTGCACAACTAGATAAAGATTTGATGTCTACGGGCATGGGCATCACAGGGGACATAGCTGGAAGCCTCTTAGCGACTGGTGGGCCGATTGGTGGTGCGGTGGGTGGCGCGGCTAAGGGTTTACAAGCCGCTGGGACGGCCTCGAGGGCCGCCAGAGGCGCGTCGGCACTAGGGCGCACCCTTGCACACCCGGCAGGCCGTGGAGCCGTCGAGGGGGCAGCGTATGGCGCTCTGTACGCAGGTCCAGGAAAGCGTGGGGAGGGTGCTGCATGGGGAGCAGGACTTGGTCTGGGTATGGGCGGACTTGTTAGAGGTCTAGGCAATGCCTGGAAGAATGCTAAGGTCGGTGTGATGGATGAGGCAAAGGAAGCAGCTGAAGAATTGAAAGCATTCATTCCTATATCACAAGCTGGCCTAGAGGATGGCCTCCCCCGCATGATTTACAATGCTATCCTTTCTAACCTACCGGGATCGGCTGGTAAAGTTCGTGGACAGTATAAGGAAGCAGTGAATACTCTACGCCAGTGGGCAGGAACACAAGCCCATCCTGATGACTTTGCCGCAGCGATTAATATCCTGCCTGAGGATGGCATCCATGCAATCTTTACTAAGTTGGATGATTTTTGGAAGGGCAACAAAGCGAAAGGACTTCCGGGGGCGTATGATGATATTGGAAATACTGTTATAGATGCCAGCAAGGTCAAAGTTAATCCAGTTACTCGTTCTTTAGTGGAAGCTGAAGCTGCACGACTGAACGTGCCATACCGAATTCCTCAGGGCATACAATCTAAGACTCAGAATATGCTCAACTTTAGAAATGCTGTGTCTGAAATTAAAATGAAGTTAGAACCGGGGCAGATGACTAAAACCCTACGAGCTAACCTTGACGATACTTTGAAAAAGATTGACGACCAGTTAGAAAAGCAATTAGACCCGGAAGTCTTTGCCCATTATTCTAACCTTGGACCTTCGTATAAGAACTACCAAGTGTTGAAGGCCGCAGTAGATAAAGCTAAGACAACAGGGCAAGAATTTACACCCCCTCAATTACTTGTCGCCGCAGCAGAAAAAGCAGGAGCAATGGCTCGCTCTGGTGGGGGTTCTTTCCAGCAAACTGCGGCGAAGGCTGCTAAGGCATTGCAAGACTTTCCATCTAAGGCTGGCGTCTATCAAATGGTGGCAGCTCTTGGGCTTAGCTCAGGTCTTATGGGCGCGTTCGTAGGTACAGCGATGCCAGCGTTGACGGCTGGAGCTATCTACACAATAGCGAGGGGCGTTGGGACAAAGAAATTTCAGCAATTCTTAATGGGAGGCTACCGAGGGAAGGCTGCTTTGGAGCATCCTCAAATGCAAATGTTACTTAGAGCTCTTGGTATGCCTGCACGACTTGGGATTACTAAGGCCGCAGTAGAGGGAGAACAGTAATGCCACGTGACGGCGGAGGGACTTATACACTTCCAGCAGGAAACCCGGTAATTCCGGGTACGATTATTGAAACAACGTGGGCGAACCCCACGATGAATGACATCGCTGCCGCGCTTACCGATTCCCTCTCCCGTACAGGGTCGGGCGGTATGCTCGTACCATTCCTCAATGCAGATGGAACGGTAGGCCTCCCCGGTATTTCATGGGCTAACCAGCAGAACATGGGTATCTATCGTCCAGGTTTGGACGAGATGCGTATCAGTGTGGCGGGAGTAGACAAGTCTCGCTGGACTAGTGATGCTAACAACCCGATGGATATCTGGGTATCTAGTTCATGGCAAGCTGTCATGCACGAAGGTGGTGATTATAGTCCTACTGGTAATTGGGATTTCTCAGGTGCTGCTTCATTTATCCTCGGTCCAACACCGGTCGTACCTATAAATGAAACAGGAGCAACTGCGGACGAAGGCAATTGGAATTTCCGAGCTACTGGGGATGAATTAGTTCTTGCGACTGCAACGGATGCTGCTCCTACAGTTGATGTAGAAAATGCTTTCTGGGTTACTCGTACTGCGACAGCGGTTGATTATACTCAATTTCTCAATGAAATACGAGTGGGGGGAAGTACATCAGCTTATGGTGTGATGCGCCACGGGATAACTGGGCCTACAGAAATTGATAGTCAAAATACAAACCAACTTCACTTCATGCCTACCAGTGAAAACTCTGGTTTGGCTAGGTTTGGTCCTGGAAATACAGCTTTAGTTCCATTTAGTCTAAGTGTTGCAGGGCAAAATCAATCTGTACAAGTAACTTCACAAACATCTGGAGATCAAGTAGGCTGGACAGTTTATTGTAATGATGGGATTCGGAATTGGGCATCCTTTTTTGGCATACATGATAATGATGCTTGGGGGTTATCCTGCAATGTCATCGGGTCTGGCACTCCTACCTTTATAGTAGAATGCGAAGGGGAATCATTATTCCGAGCCGTTCTTAATGGCGCATCTTCTATGTATCACAATAATACAGTAGCGATTAGGACTCGTAGTGGTACAGGGGATAATACGAGAGGCGAAGTCCTCCATGCTGATGGAGCTTACCATGATATAGGCTTGGCTGTCATGCCTATACTTGAGCAGGACTCTAATGTAACCCTTGGAACATCTCAAAATCAGAAGCTTCTGCATAAAGATTCTGGTGGAACCGTCACCTATACACTGGATAATAACTCAGCTATCCAACATGGAACTGTTTACACAATCGTTAATGAAGATACAGAAGTACTCAATATTAATCAGGGAGGGGGTGTGACCCTTCGTTGGTTTGACGGAACAACTTCTGGCGGGCTGCTAGGAAATCGTGACTTAGCTTCTGGTGGTGCTGCGACTGTTGTCAAATACATTGATACTGAATACTTTATCTGGGGCGTTGGTTTGTCATGACAGGTTTCCAACATGGAGTTTCCGCAGCGATGGCTGCGGCAGACATCCCTATAGTTCTTGAAAATTTTGTTCAACCGGGTGGCAGTCGCCAAGTCAGTTGTCAAAATGCAGGGGGATGTACTGCGACATGGTCTTTGTTTCAGAACGGGGTTTGTTCAGCCTGTCCTCGTTGGTATAATCCAACACAAGCTCCCCAACGAACATGGCATTTTAGGTGGAGGTTAAGTGGATGCACACAAGGTCAAGGAGTTCCTATGAATGTGTGGACTCTTATGACTCAGACATATGGTTTTAGTGAAAGTTGCAGCAATCCTCAGATCAGCAACTGTGGTGTTACGATTGATCTTAGTCACGATGGTGGTTCTACGGTGGCTGGTACTTTCACAGCCTCTGCTTTCTGTGATGCGAGTCCATAGTGACCCCTGAATTATTAAAAGATTGGTTGTCAATGACTGTACCTCATCCGACTCAAGGTATCCACATATCTCTCGGCAACCTAAAAGAGCACCCTTACTTTGAACCTTTGGTAAGGAGAATAGAAGATGCGTATGGGGTAGTGACTCGCTTGCGCGTACTCGTTATGGAACCGGGATGTGAAGCTCTAAAGCCTCATACTCACAAAGCAGACTCAATAGTGTACTACCCGTATGACCATAGGATAGGAGTATCTTCTGGACAGGTTAGCAGAGCAGGGGTCAAAGCTGGTTCACACGTACGAATCGCTTCTAAATTAGAGCACTATGTTGGAGCTAACATTACAGAGGAACCACGAATTAGTGTGGTGATGGAAATTAACGACCCTTACTTCACAATTAAGGACGGAGAGTGTGCCACTTGTAGGAAGTGGAGGGACAGGATGCCTGCGGCGATAAGAGATTACATGGATAAGAGGTGGCCCCTATGAGCACAGCTAAAGAACAAGGAATTCGTATAGGTATCAATCAATTGATTACCTACGTTACTCTTATCCCTGTATTCTGGTTTATTCTACAGCCGCTGATCCTTAATTCAATGGCTGAGGATATAAAACAAATCGTAGCCGAAGAAGCAGAGCCAATCAACAATGCTTTCGTTGCTTTGCTACAGCGTGACATCAACGCTACAAGGAAAGAGATTGCTGCGTTGAAATTCCGACAAAGGAATGATGAAGAGTGGGATGAGGAAGACGCGTTGTACTTGGCTGACTTAGAAATAGAGTTGGCTGCATTAGAAGAAGCGAAATTAGCATTGCAAGCGACGAGTTAACATGGTACAATTGAATAAGGTAGCACAGGCTGTGAACTCAGCCATTCATAATAAGGAGAAAGAAGTGTCTGAACCACAACCGCAACCAGATGGTCACCAAAAGATAGCTCTTGGTATTTTCCAAATCTTTAACGAAGGAGTGCCTGTATCCTCAGCTCAATCTGAACAGGTGTCAGAAATGAAGCTATGGCTCGCGGCCATTGCCAATGGTCAACTTAAGATTGTTGACACAGCAGTTGTCCCCCCGGCTGATCCTCCCCCGGCCGACCCACCAGCAGGAAGTAATGGCGATGGAGCTGAAACTCCTCAGGATTAGTTCTGGCGATGAAGCAAGCCTCGGTATACTATTTGAAGTAATAGGTACTGATGATCTTAGCTTCCGCTGCTACACGTTGGAAGATCAATTTAGTGTAGAAAAGATATCCGGGGAGACTCGTATTCCTGCGGGGCGATACCAAATCAAATTGCGTACCGAAGGTGGGATGATTAAGCGTTACAAGAAAAGATTCTCATGGCACAACGGGATGCTGTGGTTGCAAGACGTACCTAACTTCCAGTATATCTATATTCATGTTGGCAACAAAGACGACGATTCAGATGGTTGCATCCTTGTTGGTGACGGGCAGGTGTCAAATGTAGTTGAACGTGGGCAGGTCACTAGTAGTGTCGCCGCGTACAGGCGTCTGTATGAAATACTCCTCGCAGCTATAAGAGAGGAAGAAGTTTGGATAACGATAGAGGACGTAGCATGAAACGATTACTGCAAGGCTTCATAGCATTTCTACTCTTTGGGTCTATCACATTTGCTCAATCAAACTATCCTCGTGATGTAACTCTGTGTTGGACTCACCCTACCCTGTACGAAGATGGTACAACCATTGAAGATGGTGACCTAAGAGGGACTTTCATACATGGGGAGCGCCAGAACCTCCTCGTAATTTTGGATGAAGAGGTTCCTATAACAGGAGTCCCGGGCAGTATGCAATGTCAAACATTTGTCGGGGCTATACCTCAGCCAGGAACATATACATTCACAGCTTTCGCTGTTACGGTGGACGACATAAGTTCGGATGCCAGCAATGCAGCGATCAAGAAGTACACGGGGAAGCCACTCCCCCCGGAAGGTCTGGGTGTTCAATAGGGGGATAACATGAACAAACCATCAAGTACTATCACGGCTGCTGGAATTGCTGGATTTATAGCAGCGACTATTCTGCTTATCATTAAGATTGTTTGGCCTGAAATCCATGAGCAGATACCAGCAGATTATCATGGCTACCTAGTCGTGGGAATCATGGTTACATTCGGCTACTTCAAGAAGGAGAATGTCCTTGGGAATTCTAAGCAATCTACTTGGGGGTGACACCGCAGTCGCAGGCGTCACTGCTGTCGGCAATGTGCTGGACAATTTGTTCACCAGTAAGGACGAAAAGCTGACGCATGAAGAAATCCGTATACGGCTCGCAATGCAGCCTGACATGGCGCAGACTGAAATCAATAAGATTGAAGCGCAAAGTCGTCACTGGTTCGCTGCAACGTGGAGGCCGTTTATCGGCTGGGTCTGTGGTGTCGGGGTACTCAACATGGTGTTGATTAATCCCTGGATACAATGGATTTCGGGGCAAATCGGACCGGAGCTTCCTCACCAAACCATCATGCAGTTAACTCTGGGCATGCTCGGACTTCTAGGTACGATGCGTACCGTTGAAAAGGTTAAGGGCAAAGCGAAGTAGTGCGGTGGTGGCTGACTCCGGCCGCACCCAGAGCTAACTAGTACCCATCGGCCACCTCGGGCGGACATTCTGAAACAGGTCTGTCTGAGTTCAGGTTCTGTCCTGGTCTACATATTCTGGACCCGGCTCCCCACTAGCGTCTAACTTCAACGCTGCCATGTTCTCATCGGGGGCGTACCCGGCAGCAATATCTTCTTCCTGCTGCGTAACTTCAATATACTTTTCGCAGGCATGTTTAATCTTTTCAAGGTCGCTGAGGAGATGACGACCCTCCGGACCCTTCTTCCTGAATATCCACTTTGATATAATATACTGGAAGCAATTAAAACGGAAGGCCCAAGCAATATCCCAATGCTCAAGAAAATTATGGCAATGGGGACACCTAGCCTTCCCTTTGTAGTGGTCACCTGCAACCTGTCTTTCATTTGCGCTTACCATAACACGAACTTGGCTAGCTCTAATGCTACGAGCAACCAAATCCCCGTCCTTATGTGGTTCACGCCACGGTAAACATCGCCCAGGAACTCGCCCATTTCCATCTCATCCGTGTACCCTTTCACTGCTGTTTCCTTTTGGTTCATTACAATATTCCTTTTAGCTAGTACAATTATATAATAGCACAAGGACGTTTCCCGACCTAATTCAATTTTTTCCTTTCAATCCTTCTTGTTTCCCAATCCCAGCAAGTACGATGCCAATCTGAAGCTACTATCTCTTCAATATAATCGTACCTGTTGTTTCGGTCTAGGTATGCCATCTTAATAGGCCACGCGACATGCTGTATCCATGGACAGCGGAAGGTATTTTCCCCATCAAGAAAGCGAACACAGTCTTCCATAAATTCAACATGGGTGCATTGTTCAAGTAGAGGCATGTGGCCTCCAACCATATCCTTCCCCTTATACATGTCTACGTCCAGGGTTGTTTTGATAATATCCTCGTACCGGGGGACACTGGTGTAGATATGGCAGTTGTTACTGAATACATGATACATCCCCAGTTTGAACCCGGCAGCGGAAGCTATGAGTTCTTGTAGCATAGTCATGTGTACTATATTCGCCCCCAGCATCCCCCAAATAAAATCATTTGACCTATTGCATACAGTCATATTTAAGCTATCGGTTTCGTCGACTCTAAAGTAAATGTGAGTATTACATGGTCGGTCACTGGTTCGTGCATTAGGTCCATCATATACGACATCCCACATGGACAAGACAGCTTGGCGACTGCCGGGAATTTTGTGTAGCAAGTCAATGAGTTGGGGGATTTGGAATACCGGATTGGCCCATCGCCACCCGTATGCTCCACGGAGAATTCCATCATCAGCGTACTCCTTCATTTGTTTGTTAAATTTAGATATCCACTCAGCATCGTTGCTGCCCGCCATCATCCAAATAAATTCCATACAGTGGAAAAACGGGTTAACCCTTCTAACAGGGCAATTGAGTAGACGCTCCTCAGGAAATTGTATGGTTAGAAACGTCGGGGCGGGCATTACCATCGCTGGTCCGTTCCTGGTCTGCTCCATTAGAGCACAAGTACGGAATAATTGTAGCCCTTCTACGTATGCTTGAGGCGCATTTCGCCCTGTGATCTCTATAATCATGCGCGTAACCCTTTGTTTTATATAGCATTATATTGTAAGCCCGTCTACTAGCAGAGTTTTTAGGCAATAGCTAGGCAAGGGCCACCCTTAGATTTAGCGTCGAGCGGCGTCTGGTAAAGCCATTTTAGCTCAATAGGCCGCATAACCCCGCTTACTCCGGCCAGTGCCGGTCAGAACGCGACAATACTTATCAAATTCGCATAGGCAGTTTTGGAAGTCTTGCATACAGTCTTTCCAGTCTAGCATTTCCGCAGCATCCCGTATAGAATGCTCAAAGCTAGATTCTGTTACCTTGCGTTCCCAAAACCATGACAGCCCTCGAAGCGACCCTGGTCCCGGCGCACAGAATTCAAACCAGTCTGTAGAGGCTTGTAGGGGATGCCCCGTAGTATTCTTTAAATCTGCTACGATTTGGGCAGAAAGGAAGCTACCTATCCCGTCAATACGTTTGAACCAATGCCAATAGTCTAAACAGTTAGGTTCACAAGATGCAGGGGTAATGTCTATTGCTTTTTGGAGTACCTCTACACAGTAGTCCACTTTATCCATCTTGCGGCCATGCGTTGTAATGAGGTATGCCCCACTCCACACTTTGTCCCCAGCAGCCTGACGGTCTTTTAAGACCTGCCATAGCTTCGTATGGGGGGAAGGTACTATGCTGAACTTTATTGCTTCAAGCGTTTCGGGCCAGTTAAAAAGACGCGCCGCGACAATAGCAACTTCATAGTACTCTCCGAAGATATCCGGAGTATAGTTTTCCCTGATCCATCGCGTAACACGATCGTCTTCCCTGTGAACGTTGCAGAAATACGTCCACTGGAATACTTGATCGTCGCTCCATGGTCGTGGATCACCATTTTCCTTTTTAGCACGGATGCTCTCCCGTTCAGATATCCAATAGGCCAGCAGCTCCGGCCTTGTATAAGCCTTTCCATTGACCTCTAAAATCGACTCGCTTGCCTCCCAACCATCCATCTTTTGACTCCTTCTCTACCGCTTTGATGTACGGGCCGAAGCGTTCTTCTAGCCAGTAACAGGCTTCAGCTTGCATTTCAGGTGTTCGGTATAGACTGCACCCTCCGGGCGCATTACAACTCCCCCAATCTTGGAAGTAGGTGGTCATAATCTTATTGCCCTGTCCCCTCGCTAATAGGGTGGCATTGAGTACCACATCAGAAAGGATAGGATACTTAGCAAGATCAGGAATTGTACCAACCATTCTACGATTGATTCCCTGGATACATATGACCTTGCCATTTTCATTAAATGGTGGCTTCTGTACATGACCCATTTGACGGGGGTGGACTCCCACCAGTGCTGTATCTTCAAGTAATACCTCCATATACCCCCAGAGCATTAGCAATCGCTCACACTCACTCCCCTTTATTGTTTCTAAGCCAATTCGGGTATTGTTGTCTTTAAGGACTTGGCGGCTGAACACAAGGTCATCATCTAATATGACACAGCATTCGTTACCGTCCTCCATCCCATCTTGGATAATCCATTCCATTTTCCTACTGTAATTATCTACATGGGGCGGGACAGGAATGGTTGGGATTTTATCATGCTGCTCATGTTCTTCTTCCGGTACTACAAGGAAGCATTTATCCCGCCAGGAATAGGGTATGCTTTCGTAGGTTCTTTGTTCCCCTATGCGCCCTCGGGTCATTATGTATAAGTTCATAATCTTTCCCCATAAACAAAACGAGCTCCGATCACAAGTGTAACCGGAGCTCTAGGGCTTACGCTTCAGCCGGAGCAGTCAGTGTGCAGGCTTCAACTTCAACAAAGAAGCGGAGCCAGCCACGAGGCTGCTCTTTCTCTTCGGCCTTTTCCGCAAGTTTCGCAAAGTGTTCAACGGTCTTGCCGTCAGACTTTTGCAGATACTCGTACCAGCGAGCACGAGCGCCACGGAACTTTTGTTCACCATCGGTTAGAGCAATGGTGGCTCCTTTGGCGTACCCGTAGTCTTTCCTGGGGGCGCGGGGCTTCTTATCGCCGGAAGCTTCTTTTTTGTCAGCTTTGGCTTTTCCGGTCGGCGGCGTAACATTGGACTTGCCCATCTTCGTTCTCCTTCTTTGGGGTTATATGGGTGCATTGTGAGTGTACCACAAAGAGCGTCTTCATGCAACTATCTAGTACTTAAACTCGCAAACAATTTTTTCTGGGTGTGATCCTTTTGTGCTAGAGTATCCATTACTACGTCATCCAACGTATCAGTAGCCAGTATGTGATAAAGAAATACAGGGAATTTCTGACCTTGCCTATTCACACGCGCATTGGCTTGGTCGTAGTATTCAAGGTTCCATGTGATGCCATACCAGATCACATGGTGGCAAGACTCTTGTAAATTAAGTCCATGCGCCATAGAAGCTGGATGGCATACCATCAACGGGTGCTTCCCTTCATTGAATTCCTGTATGTACTGATTAGACCGTCCAGCCGACGTACCTCCTCCAAGAACAGGGATTGAACTGCCAAAGCGTCCGAGTATTCGCTCTCTGTCGTGATTGAATTCATACATAACAAGTGCAGGAGCCCCTCCAAGTTGATCAATAAGGTCCCCCAACGCTTCAAGCTTCGCGTTGTGTATTGCGGTCCAGTCACGATCTTTTGAAGTATATAACGCTCCATTACAAATTTGTCTACATTTACCTCCAGCGACAGCGGCATTTGCCGCGACCACAACTCCTTCTTCGAGTTGTGTGATAAATTCTTGTTCGATGTCATCGTATTTCTCCCGAGCCTCTTCAGGCAGGTCCACGTAAATGCGCTCCTGTAGAACAGCAGGCATGTCCAAATAATCGTTTGCAGCTAACCGAAGTACCAGAGGGTCTATCCTCCCCATTATAGCTTCCCATGCGCCTTCATTGGGGTAGAATTTGTAGGGTTCCCAAGCATTACTGTGGAAAAACTTATTTCGGTAATGGGTGACGTATCGGCCCAATGCGTTTCCTTCGTCCATTATGAATACTTGGCCGAATAAATCCTCTAGCCCGTTGGGGATCGGTGTCCCGGTCAGAATCCACCTGCGATCGAACCGGGGGAAGTGGGGCCTCATTAGTTTGAATCTTTTCGTTGTTGAGTTTTTGAACTTGGTGCTTTCGTCTACGCATACAACAGTCCACTCCTTGCGGTGCGAAGCAGTAGGGGCGAATAACCATGCCAGCCCCTCGGGGTTAATGATGTGTATGTCTACGTCTAAACGTAGCATCGCAGCTTTATCTGCCCCATGTATGACGGCATAAGTAAGTTCATTAAACTCTATCCACTTTTCTATTTCGTCAGGCCAGACATTGTAGCATGGTCGCAGGGGAGCGATGACAAGCATCCCTTTAGGAGCTAGACCTTTAGCACGGAGAATCTTGTATGCCGCGAGGCACACAGCAGTCTTGCCCAAGCCAGGATCCAAGAACAGACCCCCGCTCCCCTGCGATAATAGAAGCTTCATAGCACGAAGCTGGTATTCGTGTGGATGCCAATGCTCACTCATTTATTTTCTTCCAAAGCGCCGTCTAATATTCCACAAGCGTCTTCGTAATTGTCCGTGTAACTCGCCTCAGTATTGTGGTCCCAAAGCTGGTGGAGTCGGTAATCTTGTATCTTACTAGGCTTTTTCCCGAGCTTCTTAAATTCAATCCATACGTGATACCCGTAAGGATTAATGAATAGGTGGTCTGGCCATCCTCGTTGCCCAATGACATTGATCTTAAGTGATATGTAACCGATGCTGAGAGCATAATCTGAAGTTTTTCTTTCTAAAGCACTTTCTAGAATTGGCATGGGCCTCCATTAGCCGTGCTAAATTGACACCACTTGCAAGTCCACTGAGGCTTAGGTATGAATTCTTCCAGTGGTGTGTCCTCAATCGTTTGGATCTCCTTCATCAACATAGGCTTATACTCACCCATCATTGAAGCAGGGTAGTGGATCTTTTTATTCTGCTTTTGGTCAAGGTAGACCGCCGTAACATCTGCCCCTTCTTTGAGGGGGTGTTGAAGCAAACTTACGACACCATAAATCCATTGCTGGTGAGTATGCTCAGGGTAGATTTTACCTGTCTTATACTCAAATATCTGTATGTAGTCATCCGGCGGTACAAACTTGAGATCCATAAAGCCCCGGAGCATAACGCCAGAGTGGTCATAATCACAAGGGAGCATTTCCTCATCTATCCCCCATTTATGCTCAGGCTGGCAATCGTAAGTTTCCCGCAGGCTAAAGAAGAACTGTCCGTAGTGTTCATGAATATCTGGGTGAAGCATTTCGCTATGCCCATTGACGAAAGCTTCTAACGAGTTGTGGATTTCAGTACCTCGTTCCATAGCTGGGGACACGATAAATTCTACTTCCACTTTGTCTATGTAATTGAATTTGAATTTAGCCGGGCATTTCGCAAATGTAGCCAGCCGTGAATAAGAGTAGGGGCCATACTTCATTGTATAATGCTCCCCGGTGGGTCAGGGTTTTTGAGTTGTTTGATTTCTAGTATCTCTTCTATCAACTCTACCCTATTAAGGAGATTCTCACACATAAACAGAAGGCACAGAATTGGCCTGTCCATGAGCTTACCATCCGCCAGGTCTAGTTCGAATCGCCTTGCCAGTGCTTCAGCTATTGCCCGTATCATAGCAGCTTCTTCTTCTGCTCCCATATTGGGGTCATTAGCTGGTCCACCTATTTCACCTACCATAATCTTCTTCCCTTGTCATTTTAGTGAGCGAACCCCAATTAGGTCCGTGAAAGCCTTCGCTCCGCATGGGTACGTCAAACAGAGGCGCATCCATAGCTTCTT